GAGTTAGCTTTGATGATTAAAAATATGATTAGTGATGATACAAACCTTGAAGAATGGGTTGAATCTAAAATCACTAAGGCAAACGATTATCTATCATCAGTTATTAACTATATGCGTGGAGAAGCATTGACCGAGGACCAATAATGAATTTAACAAAGGCAATATTATTAGAGTTCATTCAAAGTGAGCTTGAAGAGATCATCAGAAAATCTGGCGATAAGTATTGCCTTTATTCTAAAAAGAAAAATCCAAAAACTGGAAAAAGCAGAAATCTTGGATGTTATCCTTCTCGTGGTGGTGCAGAAAAGCGTGAAAGGGAAGTGCAATATTTTAAAAGAATGGGTGAAGAAAAAGAACTTCACTTTTCCCCAAACCAAACACCATCCGAGGCAGATAAAGTTACAAGAAAATGCATTTCAGAAGTAAAGCCAAAATTAAAAAAATCTCATCCTGATTGGAGTTCTGGTAAGATAGAGGCAGTTGCTTCTCAAATCTGTCAAGAAACTCGTGTTAAACAAGGCGCACCACTTGATCACGGAGAAAAGTGGGATAAAAACCTTCGCAAAAAACGTCCTGGTGGAATGGACGAGCAAAAATGGAATAAAGATAATGGTCGTGATTATTCCAAAGAATACAACGCACCAGGATCAAAAGAACAAGAAGAGCGCAACAAACGTAAACGTGATAAAAGAAAGCACGACAAACTTTATGGTGAATGCCCAAAGGGAACAGAACTACATCACACAAACGGAATTGAGAACGATGAGGTAGAGTGTGTACCAGTTTCAAAAAATCGTGGCAGAAAAGAGAAGTCTCGCTTAAAAAAAGTTGATGAAAACTTCGACCAAAGTAGTTTTTACGGAGGCGACATTTCTGTTCCATTAAAGAAGCAGGCCAAAAGACAACCAGGTAAATCTCTGGCACAATTAAAGAAAGAACTTGCCGCCGCCCTACGTAAAGAAAAAGTTGGTGTGATGAATTATAAAGACCAACAAGAATTTGACGAAAGAGTAATTGATATTATTGATAGAACTATTGGTGATGCAATTGAAGCTGTTGCAAAAGATTATACAATTGTTGGAAAGAAAAAACTTGAAGAAGAATTAACAATGAGGCAGTTTTTAAGTCAAGTTAATAAAGAACAAGGTGCTTTTGAAAAATTATTAGGTTCTAAGACTGCAAAAGTAATTGCAAAGGCTATACCAACACTCGTTGGCGCAGGTGCTGGCGCATTAGTCTCAAATCCAGCAGTTGGGTCTGCCGCTGCATCCGCAGGAGAGATTGGTACTAAAAAAGCAATAGAGCGTGGACTAAGCTTATTAAAAGTTTCATTGCCCGAATTGCTTTTAAAATTATTAGATTTGCCAGATGAACAAACAGTGGGAACAATTTATAGATTATTTGATCTAGACGATGAAGAGCAGGCTCTTGCTCGTGGAGGTTTGCCGACTGATGGTCCAATCTTAAAAGCCTTTGAAGAATATTTATTAGACAAGTATAAACAAGATTTTAGAAATTTAACCGCACAAGAAATGGATGAGCCAGTAACCAACTTCGTAACAAAGACTGCAACACAACATTTTAATGACTTTTTAGCAAATGACGCAAAAGGTATTGCAGGGTCAGGCGAAACTACTCTCAATGTAGCAATAAAAAGGAAAATTGTTGAACCGTGATTGCATTAAAAAAAACTTGGGTATTTCTTAAAACACATTGGTACATTCCTTTGTTGATTATCGTTGGTGTTGTTGCGAAAAGTAAAAGCAATGCCCTAAAAGATATTATTGATGCTCAAAAAAAATCATATGATAAACAAACCGAAGCAATTAGAGATGCTGAGATAGAAAAGAAAAACCTTAAAGAAAAGGTTGAGAAAGAATATAAACAAGCAGTATCCGATATTAAATTAATTCACAAATTAAAAAAGCAAAAACTTGCAGAAGAAAAAGAAGAAGAAATTAAAAAAATCATCAAAAAGAATTATAATAAACCTGAAAAGATTACAAAAGAATTGTCTGATGCTTTTGGTGTGAAATATGTTCCTAAAAACCTTAACAATAACGATTAGTATTTTATTTTTATCTTCAACAACTTTGGCGCAAACAACCTCGGAGGGCCAAGCCACTGCGTTGGAAAAAGGAGATAAAGCTCCATTTGCCGGAACACTTCTTGATCCAGCAGCTGTCGCAAAGATCCTTACTGACAAAAAGTTTGCAGAAGAAGAATGCAAGCTAAACACGAACAAAGAAAAAGATTTACTTAATGCAAAATGCAAACGAGATACAGATTATCTTAAAGCCGAATTAGAAATAGAAAAGAAAAAGCACAACCTCATTGTCTCAGCCCAAAAAGAAGAGATAGAGACTTTAAGAGATTTGGCCAAAGGATCAAATAATACTTTCTGGGCAGCCATTGGTTTTCTTCTTGGCGCAGGATCATCAATTGCAATTTTTTATGCAGCAACTGAAATAGCAAAATGAAAGACAATAACAAGCTTATAAAAATAGAAAACGCCATAAAAGAAAAGTATGGCGAAGAAGCCATTCAAAATCCAAAAAAATATTGGAACGATGATAAAGAGAAGGATTACCTTAAACAAATAAAAGAGGTTTATAAATCCAGGAAACCAAAAGAGAAAATAGAGGTAGAAGGCGTTTTAGTACCTAAGAAACTATTTACAAAAGAATCAAATCGCACCTGCCCTGTTTGTGAGGTTTACTCATTTAACTCGCAAGACGATTTATATATGTACAAATTTAAATGTTGCTATAAGTGCTATATTCAACACGTTGAAGGAAGAGAGGAAAAATGGCTGAAAAAAATAACATCCTAGATATCGTAAGAGGAATTTCACAAGCAATGGCTAATTCATATGATGGTGCTGTTGACGAAAATGGTGAAAGAATTAAAATTGGTTTAAAAAGGGAAGAAGGTGATCTAGTTCTTGATAAAAGAGTTATGGATGGCTTTGATGTTTATTTCTCAGGTAACACTCTTATTGTAAAATATCAATCTGAAATTATGCTTCGTGATGTACACGGTGGCAAGTTTGAATCAGAGGTTGAACAATCATTAGCCGATATTGTTTCCTATCTTAAAAAGCAATATAAAAAAGTAACAGGCAATTCTTTAACCCTAACAAAATCTGGTGAACCAGATATGCTAGTGCAAAACATTTCTCGTGTTCGTTCTGTTGTTAATGCTACGCAAAAATATACTATTGGTGGAATTGATGCAGAACCAGAAATGGGCAAAACAGTGGATGAAAGATTAAGTGATACATTTAAAAAGTTTCTTGGATTTGATGAGTCTGTTTTTCCAGGTGCCCAAAAGCCAAAAAATGTAAAAGGCAAACGTGACGAGGAACCAAAGAGTTGAAAATCTCAAAACAAAGATTAGCTGAAATTATCAAAGAAGAAATAGAAGCATCATCAGAGCAACCTAAGCAGGCACAAGAGCCAGATGCAAGAACTTCTGATGCAAAGGTTATTATTGCAAAGATGCCATCTATTGATTTGCCGCACGAATATCAAGAGATTCTCCAAGCTGTATTAAAGCATAACGTTAAGCAAAAAGATATGATTATTAAAAAAGTCTTCGGCCCATCTGTTGGCGGAACTATCTTAAAAATGCTCGGCGGCGAATAAGATATGTATGTCCAATTACTTATCCAAAAAAGATCTAGTAAAAGAGATCGTTAAATGCGGTAAAGATCCCGTATATTTTATTGACAATTATTGTAAAATTTCCCACCCAACCAAAGGCCAAATAGCTTTTAAAACTTGGGACTTTCAAAAAGATCTTCTTTACAAATTTAACGATTACAGAAATAATATTATCTTAAAATCAAGACAGATGGGTATTTCTACAATATCTGCTGCTTATGTTTCTTGGATGATGTTATTTCACCGTGATAAAAACATTCTTGTAATCGCAACAAAATTTGGAACTGCTGCAAACTTAGTTAAGAAAGTTAAGTCAATGATCAAAAATCTTCCCCCTTGGTTTGATCAGTTGGCAACTATTGCAATTGACAACAGGTCATCATTTGTTCTTAATAATGGTTCCGAAATTAAAGCATCTTCAACATCAGCTGACGCTGGTCGTTCAGAAGCACTGTCATTGTTGGTAATTGATGAGGCAGCGCACATTGAAGGTTTTGATGACTTATGGACAGCACTTCAACCTACAATGGCAGCAGGTGGTAGATGTATCGCTCTTTCATCTCCAAATGGTGTTGGCAACTGGTTTCATAAAACTTATGTATCTGCGGACAATGGAGAAAATGATTTCCACCCAACAGAACTTCATTGGTCTTTACACCCAGAACGAGATCAAACCTGGTTTGAAGAAACAACAAGAAACCTTTCAAGAAGAAGGGTGGCGCAAGAATACGAATGTAACTTTAATGCTTCTGGTGAAACAGTAATCAATTCAGAAGATATGGATAAATTAAGTAAGTTCGTTTGTGAGCCAAAGTATAAAACAGGATTTGATAGGAACTATTGGATATGGGAGGAGTATGATGCTAGCAAAAATTATTTGGTGGTTGGGGATGTTTCTCGTGGCGATGGAAACGATTACTCTGTGTTTCATATTTACGACACTCACAATATGAACCAAGTTGCAGAATATCGTGGTAAACCAAATACAGACGACTTTTCAAGAATAATTCACGATGCTGCAAAAGAATACGGAAATGCTATGTTAGTTGTTGAGAATAACAACATAGGATATTCAGTTTTAGAGAAGTTAATAGCAGCTGGTTATTCTAATTTATATTTCTCTATTAAAGGAACTCACGAGTATCTTGAACAGTATCGTGCAGAAGGAGTTTCCAATTCTATACCAGGCTTTACAACCTCTCAAAAAACAAGACCTTTGATAGTTGCAAAGCTAGAAGAGTTTATCCGTAATGGACTAATTACTATTAATTCTGAAAGGACTTACCAAGAATTAAAAACGTTTGTTTGGAGGAATGGAAGACCAGAGGCACAAAGAAGCTACAC